TCACCGCGAGCAGCCATTGATTACGCCCAAGGTCTTTTTTTCAGTAATCCGCCAGTGTTGGGATTATCTACTAGTGCGCCAGTATTACTGGAAGCATTGTATCTGGTTGGTAGCTGTGTAGCATCAGCAGTGGTATCTGCATATCTGCCCGGCTGAACTATGTTACGATTGGCTCGGTCTGTATTTGCTAATGCTAGTTTGGCATCTTGACGAGCTCTTTTTAATGCTAGTTGTGCGATTCCGTTTGCTGACATATTATCCTCCACGAGCTTGCCAAGCAGGAAACATACTTGGTGCGTTTGTTCTGATATCTGCAGGATTTTTGCTATGATGCACATCGTCGCCAGCTGGAAATGCTGCGGCCATTGGTGCTATGATTTCGTTGGGTTCATTGGCGTATTCTGGCTCATCGAATAGTCCTGCTAGACGTTGTATATCTTGCAATTCTGCTGCTGGTTCAGCTTCCACAGCAATTGCTACAACGGGCTCTTGCTCCGGTGCTTCTGCTTGATCTATAATATCCAAAACGTTGCGTATAATATCCGAGACTCTCATAATCTATCCTATATAGGATATTTAGTCAAAAGAAACCCGCCGAAGCGGGTTCCTGGGTCTTGCACAAATTCTATTGTACTGTGTATTCTTCTAGTTCAAAATAAGTATTTCCACGCAAAACGCTGGCTTCTATTTCTGCTTCAAACTCTGAGGTGTCCATGGCCACAATACGATGCTCTGCTTCGTTGCCAATTACATCAATGAGTTCTAGCATGGCTTGTGCTGCAGCATCGTTTGGGCCACCCAGCATGGCTTCTGCTGCTTCCCACACATAGTCAACAATTTCTTCCATTTGTTCACCAGTGAGTTGTGTTATTTCCAGCTGCTCATCGAGTACTGCTTTAACTAGATATTCTGCATCCATCACAGGCTCCGGATATGATCTATAACTTCTCGTGCTTGTGATAAATCACTTTGATCCACTGCTCGATCAATCATTTCCAATTGTGAATTATGCAATTCGTCCAGCAGTTTATTAACAACCTGACGCTTACGGTTCAGCTTGCTTGAGTAATGTACTGTAAATTTTGCATTACGAAACGAGTTAAACATTTTGCTGTAATCTTCAGATTCCATGATCGTTTGCCTTATGTTTGGGTTGACGCTTGAACTGTTTTTTGTTTTCTACTGTACGGCTCCGAAAAGGACTCCCAGTCTCAAACAGAACACGATGTGCTCGGGACTTCTGTACAGGAATGGGTTTCGTGATCTTCATAATAATAGTTATGCTAATTCTTGATAATTGCTCACGGCTGCATTAAATTGCTCTAATGCTTCGTAGTATTCAGTTTCATAAAACTTAAGACTCTTTTTATGAATACCTGAGCCAATTTCTAATTCGTATATGTACTCGCTTTTTCTCCAAAGTAGCACACGCTCGCCACGCCCATTGACGCCATCTACAATAAGTTGAATAGTAGTCATTACGCAGTCTCCTTATCAGTTATACAACTACACGGGCAAGATGTTCGGCCCAAATTTTTGCACGTTTCAAAGTGTTGTAACTACCAGACGGTTTATCACCGCTGTACACACACCAAGAAGTTGACCTCGAATTGCAATGAAAATCGTAGCTGCTTTCACGAACAATTTTGATACCACGTTTTTCAAAAACTGTTTTAGTATCAAAAACTGAGTTAGTGTTTAAAATCATTTTTGGCTCCTGTTTTGTTGGCGTATGTGTATATTATAAATCCAAAATGATTAATAATCAATCAATGATTGGGTCTTTTTGATCTAACATTTCGCACAAAATAAACTTGGCAATGTTCAAATGTTTACGAATCCACTCATCAGTGTTAGGAGCAGGGATAGTTGGATTCTTCATTGCAATCATTTCTTGACAATCTGACAAGATACCCATAACTACCATTTCAGTACCGCCATGACGAGCAGTTAATGAATTGATATATTGTTCACGGATTTCTTGTTCTGACATACCGTAGCAACGAGTTTCAAATTCAGTCATTTCGGGCTCCTTATTAATTACAGTACATACATTATAGCAAATGGGTCCTTTTTGGTCTACCGTTTTAAGTCATAAAAAACCCCGCATAAATGCAGGGTGTTAGTGTTGCTTTTTTGCAACAGTTGTTATTTTCCAAATTGCTTTTTAATTTGCTTTGCAACCATTTTAGGTGTTTGGCCTTTAACAATCATCATCCAACCTATGTAATCAACTAAATCTACTTCAACAATTTCAAACTCAATATCTAAATTTTTCATAACTTGGTTAACGGATTGTAACGCAGCTTCGATACCTGCACGACATGCGTCAAATTCGCTGTTAGTGGGTTCAGTAATGCCAACGTTATTTAAAATTCCTTCTTCTGAACACTGATAACCATAAGCACCATCCAAGATTAAACACTTGTTAATTTTTGGAAGTTGTACTTCTATATTTTCCAATTCTTCACAAACTGCGTTTAAGTCAAAAGTTTTAATTGCTTTCATTTTTGAGCTCCTTGTTAGTTAAGGTACATACATTATAGCAAATGGGTCCTTTTTGGTCTACCATTTTAATCCATAAAAAACCCTAGCAAATACTAGGGTTTTAATGTTGCATTTTAGCAACAGTTTTTATTTCTTAGCAATTCTGTAACTGATTCCCTGGGCAGTTGCTATTTTAGTAATGCCCTGCTTTGCGTAATCTGCTTCTAGCAGTGCTAGATTTTTACGATCACGTACTCGGGGTTGATCAATTTTAATTGTTATGAATTTGTTACGTGGGTTGATGTGAAAACCCCGAGCAGAATAGCACATTTCTAAACCCAACTTGATGCGCTCGGCTTTTGCACGTTCTGCAGGAGTATAGTGGCTCCACATTGCAATAGCTCGCATACGTGCATTGATAGCAGCAGCGTAAGCATAGTGACCTGCATCTTTTGTATCTAGTTCTTTGGCTTTCATTTTGACTCCTTGTTATTAAGGTACACAAATTATAACAAAAGTACTCATTACAAACAACCTAAAAAAAATGTTGCTTTTTTGCAACATTTTTAGTGTAGCGGAATATCTCCGGCGAATTGACTTAAATCCGTTACTCCCAATATCTTCATAATCTTTGTTATGTTTTTGGGCGGTTTGAAAGGTAAGTTATCTGGGACAAAAATATATTTGATATTGCCTTCCCCGTCAAATACAAACCCATAATCATCATCGCCTATATCTTGATCTTCATCGATGTATGTTTCTTCGAATTCTACTTCTGTACGCTTAGACATTGCTGCCTCCTGTTGTACTGTATTTACTTAAACAGGATCAGTGCCATTAAAACTGCTTGAATTACAAATCCCAACGCAATAGTTACGATGTTAAGCAGATCACGAAGAATAACTGCACGACCAAATAACATAACCAAACCCAACCACATAAACATAACAATTTCTACAGTGGGTGTGCTGTCAGTTAATCCAGTTAATAGTGCAAGCAAAGTTGGAATGGTAGCAGCGTGTAAACAAATTGCTGCCATCCATCCTAGTGTCTCTGCTGATAATGCTGAAAAGTGTGCAGTAAAGAATTCTACCACATGCTCTTTGATTTCATCAAAATCAATTTTGGTTTTCATTTTTGCCTTCTGTTTTGGTGTTGATGTAAGTAATGACACGATGCCCTTTACCTATCTCTAATAGAAAATGTGATGACCAATTTTGGCAATTGGAGTTTTACCCCAACCTGGTTTCACATAGTCAGCATGATAGTACAATGCTGTAGTTAATCCGGGCAAGCGGAAATTTTCCAAAAGAACTCGTTTGGCCACTGCTTCACTTTCTCGATAAAGTGGCTGATGGATAGGACGTACTTTGTGGACTCCATTGCAAGCCCACGAGAACTGACATACTACTCGAGAGTAAAATACATTTTTCTGATATACCACACCACAAACGTTGTCAGGAAAACTTCCACTGGCAACACGGTTCATGGTAACTTGAGCTACAGCGACTTTGCCTTCAAATGGCTCGCTGGCAGCTTCCCAATAAATGTTTTGAGTTAGGCAGCGAAGTTGCTTTTCGCGATCATCGGCTGTAACTATTTTTACTGAGTTGAGTTGAGCACTTTCTGCTCTAAGATCCTCAAACTTGGCTTTGGTCACAGTGACTAGACCCAAAGTGGTCAACCACATGCCAAAACATATGACCGCAAATTTCACGGTCCCTAGCAAATAATGTTTCATATTTGTCTCTCCTTTTAAAGGTTGTAGTTTTATATAATAAACTAAATTTTGAGATAAACGCTACTATAACCCATTAACTGGTATTATTATAGTGTATTTTTCTGGATTTTACAAGTAATAGTAGCCGTTAATTGACTACAATTGATTACAAAATTTGTCCTAACCTGATATTACGTCAGGACTGCCTGATGCCACAACATCACCACAACTGATGGCATCTCCGATTCTTGCCACGGCCAAACCATTGGCAAAAACTTTTGTTGACCCGGCCGATTGACTACCACTATGTGTGTCTGGTGGACCAGGGTCGGTGTGATCTGGCCATGCATCTGTCACTCTTACCACACCTTCGCCATTGATAAAAACATCGGCACTTCCATTTGGTGTGTTTGGTCTTGGCACATAATTTTCATGTCCGGTGGTACCATCAACATTGGTTCTAGTGGTAGGTGGCATTAATATTTTCCTCCCGCAACTGCAGTAACCAATCCTTCTTTACCACCCGAGTAACCATTATTGGTCACTGTTTGGACGATTGTCAAAGTTGTTGTTCCGTTTATAACAACAGTATACGTACACGGAACAGAACCTCCGGTACTGGGAGTAAAATTTTGAATAAAATTATAACCGGGCTCTAGATTTTTCCATCTTGTGGCTGTTTTAGTTGCACCATTACTGTCTTGGTAAGTGATACTTTTATCAAAATTATCATTGTACTTTCCAGTAATAGTAAAACTTGGTCCACCAACATCGGTTGCCACTGCTATTGTTCCTTCGATGCTACTACGTGTCACTGTCAATGACTCAACTGTTCCGCCACCAAACCCACTGGGTGTAATTTCAACTGTTTGATTTACAGCAATGCCTTCATTAGACGAAGGTAAACTTGATGGCGTTAAAGTAAAGGACATATTAAGTGATTATACTACCTCTAGTCACTGGTTCGATACCAGTGGTAGTTTTAATATAATGTTTTTGCATGGCATCAATTGATGGTGCATGAATTATCACATGTCGTTTATCAAGAGAAACTTTTTTCTCTTGATCAGCGGTAAACAAACTTTGTATTAATCCCATTCCTTGAGCACTAGGCATCACTGTACATGGTTTTTCTAAAACATAATTACTATCTGTTTCTTCTGAAATTCTTGCTACCATTTCTTCACCGGTAGATAACTTGAAACTTATAATATCGCCTTCGGCGTATTTTCTCGAAACTAACATTATGATCCTTTGACTTTGTTGAAAAATTCTTGTGGTTGTTTTGATAAACCTTGAAACCCTCCAGCGATAAGTTCATATCCGTGAAAGATTTGTGGTACACTGCGTAATCCAGAGTCAAGCAATTTTTGTCTTGCTTCTGTATCATGTTCGATGTTTATTTCTGTGTACGGTACACCTTTACTTTCTAATAAAGTTTTTGCTTGTACACAAAACGGGCAATTATTTTTACTGTATATTGTTAACATTATAAACTAAATCCTTTGAATGTGTTACCATCAACGTCTTGCTTGGTACCACCTATTACATAACTACTTATTTCTGTTTCTTGTGGTGCCACTTGAACTTCTGCACCTGCAATCCATTTGGCTGTCCATGGCAATGGGTTACTACCTGTCTTGATGCCACATTGTAAACCTACTGCGGTCATACGCTTACAGGTTAACCAATCCACATACTGTGCCAATAACTGTTCATTGAGGCCAATCATGCTGCCGTCCTTGAACAAGTAATGTGCCCAGGCTTTTTCTTGTGCTGCTGCTTGTAAGAACATTGCTTCACATTCGGCACGAGTTTCATGTTTAATATTAACATAATCAGGATCATCCTGATGTAGCAATTTGAGAAGGGTTTGCGTTGACCCTAAGTGTACATTTTCGTCTCGTGCAATCAGTTTGATGATCTTGGCATTGCCTTCCATCTTCTTTAGTTCTGCAAATGCCCACGAACAGGCAAAGCTAACATAGAAGCGGATTCCTTCTAATGCGTTTACGCTGTTCAAGCATAACCACAATTTCTTTTTAAGTTCATATCTGTCAATGGTAACAGTTTGTCCATTAACAGTATGAACTCCATAACCTAACAATTTATAATATCCAACATACTCAATCAAGTCATCATAATACTTGCTGATGTCTACTGCACAATCAAGTATCTCTGGTATCTCTGTTAGTTCATCAAAAACTTCGCTAGGGTTAGCATACACATTGCGAATAATGTGAGTGTAACTGCGACTATGGATGGTTTCATTGAATGACCAAGTTTGTATCCAGGTCTCTAATTCTGGTATAGTGGCAATAGGAAGAAACGCTAGATTGGGACTACGGCCTTGTACGCTGTCTAACAAGATTTGTCTTTTTAGATTACTGGTAAAAATATGTTGCTCATGACTGGTCAACTCCTTGAAGTCTTTGCTGTCACGAAGTACATCAACTTCCTCGGGTCTCCAGAAGAAACCCAATTGTTTGTCTGTCAGTTTGTCAAACTGTCTATACTTTAATACATCATACCGCTGAATAGGTGCTGCACCAGACTCATCCAAGAATGCTAATGCCTTGGTATGGTCTGTTTTATTATTAATATTGAATACGCTCATTGTTCTCTCTTAAATTACACAACTGTCACAATCCATCTCATCCGTTGATTCTTCGACAGGCTTTGATTCCATCAACTTGTCAATGTTGATTTCTCCTTGACCATCAAAGGTATTAAAGTAATACAACTGCTTTAATCCATATTTGTAACACATGATTAGATGCTGTAGCATTTCGCTCATTGGAATCTTTTCATCTGCATAGTGTTGTGGATTGTAGGAAGTATTTACACTAATACCTTGGTCAATATACTTTTGTAGTACCGCACATAGCTTCAAATAACCCTCAGGGCTAGTTTGGTCCCAAAGTAGTTCATATTTGTTCTTTAACCGACGATATTCAGGCACAACCTGCTTCAATTGGCCGTGTTTTGAACCTTTAACGCTAACATAGCTTCGCGGTGGCTCTATACCATTAGTGGCATTACTAATTTGTGCTGATGTTTCTGCAGGCATTAGTGCCATCAATGTCGCATTGCGCTGACCAGTCCGTTGTACTTGTTCACGCAAGGCTTGCCATGGCATACGTTCCTGATGTGCAACTAATTCATCCACATCTGCTTTACGTGTGTCAATAGGCAATATACCCCGCGCTGATTTCAAGTCTTTCCATCTAGTACAGGCACCTTGTTCTTCCGCGAGGTCTGCAGAAGCTTTGATCAAATAATAACTCCAAGCTTCTGCATACTCGTCAACTACGGCCAGTGCTGCGGGATCACTATAACTTACATCGTTTTTAGCCAGGAAGTAAGCAAAATTAATAATACCTACTCCAATGGGTCTAAACTCCTCAGTGGCTAACTGAGCAGCTCGGATCGGATAGTTCTGATAACTTAGTAACGCATCCAATCCACGTACTGCCAACCGACACATCTTTTCGAAGTCATGTGGGCTTTTTACATTGCCCCAATTGATCGCTGATAGAGTACACAGGGCGATCCTACCATCCTCGTCGTTGACATCTCGTAACGGCACAGTCGGCAAATCTATTTCTGCACAAAGATTACTCATCTTAACTGGTGCCACTGCTTCGTCAAACGGACTGTGGGTATTGGCATGATCAACATTCTGCAAATATATTCTTCCAGTATCCTTGCGTTCCTGCATGAACCTACTAAACAAATCTGCTGCTTTAAAAACTTTTTTTCTTAACTTGGTATTACGTTCTGCTCGCTCATATAACTCTTTAAAGCGTTCTTGGTTGTTGAAGAAGGCTTCGAACATTTCCGGCACATCATGAGGCGAAAAACATGTGATATCGCCACCTGTAATGAGTCTTTCG